AATGGCACCGTTGGAGTACGCTTTAGATGGCCTTTACAATCTACTTGTAATAATGACACTATACAATTACTTCGTGCGAATAACAGGCTACGCCAGGAACTAGAATTACTAGCTAATTGTGCTAAGTATAAAGATCTTGAACTAGGAGAAGACTTTGCTACTGTGCGAGAAATGTGTAAGGATGTAAATAAAATTAAGAAAGCTAAAGTAGAAAAGAAAATTAAACAAAAAAAGAGAGACCTACATCAATAAACTTGACAGATCCTAACGGATAGTATATAATAATATTTAGTATACTTTAGGAGAAGAGGCCTGAAGTTACATTAATAAAGTAACAGGAGGTAATATGGCACAAGCCAATGACTACAAAAATAGATTAGAAAAAATTATCGATGAATCGATAGAAGCTAATACATCTCAAATTATGCAGGGTACTTCTAACTTTGAAGATTACAAATACATGTTAGGTATTCAACATACCTTAGTGGATCTCAAAGATAGATTACGTACAGAACTTATTAAATTAGTAAAGGATTCAAATGAGTAAAAGTAAATTACCAAAACCAGCAGGTTATAGGTTAATGTTAAAGCCTAGGGAAATAGCTAATAAAACTGCAGGGGGCATATTTTTAACTGATGAGCTAGTAGAGCATGCAAAGTTTTCATGTGTAGTATCTCAGATAATTGATATGGGACCTGACGCTTACAAGGATCATAGCAAAGCTAAGACCGAATGGGCTAAGATTGGAGACTGGGTATTGACTGGAAAGTATGTCGGACTTAAGTTTGTATATGAGAAAGAAACATATTCAATTATAAATGATGACGAAATCATAGCTATAGTACCTGATCCTTCAAAGATTAGTGCGAAATAGCCTTGCATTATCCAACAAATTAGTATACAATATACACTGATAGTGATAAACGCGGTTCACAACCGAGGAGATCTAAATGATAGACGAAGAAAATAAAGGCATGAGCGACAATGAAGCCGTTGAGGATATAATTGTTGAACTACCAGACGAAGATTCTGCAGATACGCAAGGGATTGCAACTGTAGAAACTACCGAAGAACCTAGTGATACAGAGGTTCCTGAGGAAGAAGCAGTTGAAGAAGATACAGATGAAGATGAAGAGTCTGATGTTGTAGAAGAAGACGCTGAAGAACCAAAGGAAAATAAAGTATTCGGCAAGCGCGCAGAGAAACGTATCAAGCGACTTGTTGCGCAGAAGAAAGAACTTGAAGAAAAACTCAAGGGCTATGAATCCGAAAAGGATACTTGGCTAAGTGAGAAAAGCGACCTTAGAAGTAAGCAAGCTGATTCAGAGCTCGATGCAATCAACCAGTATATGGAAAGATTGGAATCACAAGAGGCTCAAGCTTTAAGTGTACTTAGGACTGCAAAAGAAGCCAGTGACATAGACTCGGAGATCAAAGCAACTGATGTCCTAGCATCTGTGAAAGCAGAGAAACTGGTGGCCAAACAATATAAGGCTAGAGCAGAAAAAGGTTTAGGAACAAATAAACCAGACAGTACTGCAAGGACGGAAACTAAAGTTGAAGCACAACCAACTGCCCAACTTCCAGATCGCAAAGCATTAGCTTGGCAGAAACGGAATAAGTGGTTTGGGGGCAATGATACTGGAGACAGAATCAAAACTCAAGCAGCATTAGTTATTCACAAAGAACTTCTTGATGAAGGTATTACACCTCAAGAGGTAGCAAATGAATACTATAGTGAGCTAGACGCTAGGTTAACTACCGAGTTTCCAACTCTTAGAAAACAGACTGTTAGGAAAGTTCCAACAGTTGTAGGCGGAACGCGCTCCGCAACAGGAAAACGCAAAGTTACTTTGACAGGTCAAGAAGTTGAAATGGCAAATAGACTAGGTGTTTCTTATCAAGATTACGCGCGAGAAAAACAGCGCCAAAACATGGCGGGGAGCTAATATGACACAAGCAACTAAAACTAGCCGTACGACTCGGGAGTCGGCATCTCGAACAAGAAGACATTTTGAGGCACCATCTAAATTAGATGCACCTCAGGCACCAGACGGTATTGAATATACATGGGTTCGTCACGAACTTCTAAATCAATCGGATGATGCGAATGTCCATGAAAGTCTACGCGAAGGATATGAAATTGTAACACCTGAGGAATTGGGTGAAAATTATATATCTGACGTAATGACAACTGGTAAACACGCAGGTGCTGTACGTTCTGGAGACCTTATATTGATGAAACATGACAAGGAATATATCACAGAAAAAAGACAGTACTACGAACAACAAACAGCGAAAGCGGCCCAAGCTTATGGGCAAGATTTAAAAAACGCTTCGCACTCAAGTATGCCAGTGGAGGATTCATCCTCTACCACCGTTTCAGGTGGAGCGGCTAAACAAGCTAAGTTTCAAGACTAACACCGCGTTAGTTGTTAATTGAAGTTTAGCGTATAAGTAATATGGAGTAAATATGGCTTATGGTTTATCACCTATCCGACAGGCTAATGGGGGGACGATTCGTCTCAACAATTGGGTTGACGGTAATGGGTATCAAGTTGCTGCTACTGCACCTTCTGCATTTTTTGAAGGTGACACTTGTTCTTTAAGTTCGGGTCTATTAGTAACTGACATCGGCACTGGCGACTTAGGCGCTGTTGTTGGAGTCTTTTGGGGCGCAGAATATCAAGACAATAGTACAGGCGACGTACGGTTTGTAAGGTCAATACCTGCAAATACCGTAGCACGAACTAACTTCAAAGTTTACGTTTATGACGATGCTAAAACCATCTTCAAAATGGAAGCGGATCAAGCGGGGTCAGCATTGACTTTAGCAGACGTTGGTGCAAATGCACAAAATTTAACTGGTGCTGGTAGTACAGTAACCTTTAAGGGTGGATCTTCATTAGATTCGTCAACAGCAGGTAACACGCAAAATGCTGCACATCAAGCTTTCCCTTTTCAGATTTTAGGATCTGCAGAGACTGACTTGGGGTACACAGCCATTGGAACTCCAATGAGCGTACTTGTTAAAATTAACACTCACTCGTGGGGCGTTGCTGCAGGCAACATGCCAACGGCGTAATTGAAAGGTAATATACAATGGCAATAACCAGAGGTCAGTTACTCAAACAATTAGTACCAGGCTTGCATGCAATTTTCGGAACAGAATATAAACGTTACGAAGATGAAGCAGCAATCTTGTTTGAGAACGAAAAATCAAACAGAGCTTTTGAGGAAGAAGTACTCTTCCCAGGGTTCGGCGAAGCATCAGTAAAATTTGAAGGTCAAGGCGTAAATTACGCTAGTACAGGTGAAGGTTGGGTAGCACGCTACACAAACGAAACTGTAGCAATGGCTTTCGCAATCACTGAAGAAGCTATGGAAGACAACTTATACGACAAGCTGTCTACCAGACTAACTAAAGCATTAGCCCGTTCAATGGCTTCCGCTAAACAAACTAAAGGCGCGACTATTTACAACAATTCGTTTGCGGCTACTCAACTTGGTGGAGATGGTGTTTCATTAGTAAACTCTTTACACCCACTTCAAGATGGATCGCAAACCGCTGCTAACAGAAAAGGGGCTAACACTCCTACAGTTCAAGCTCAGCTTTCAGAGACTTCTCTAGAGCAAGGCTTAATTGATGTAGCAGGATTTGTTGATGACAGGTCTATACCTATCGCGGCTCAAGCTAGAACTCTCCACATTCCAAGACAATTAACGTTTGTGGCTGAGAGACTAATGGCGTCTCCATACAGAGTTGGAACAGCAGACAATGATGTCAATGCAATCGTATCTACGGGTATGGTTCCAGGTGGATATCATGTTAACCATAGATTTACTAACAGTAAATATTGGTGGTTAAGAACTGATGTACCAAACGGTATGAAGCATTTCACTAGAGCTCCAATCGCAACTTCTATGGAAGGTGATTTTGAGACTGGCAATGTAAGATATAAATCTCGTGAAAGATACAGCTATGGCTGGTCTGACTGGAGAGGCGTATGGGGAACAAACCCGTAAGCTAAACATCTCAAAGGAGGGGGTATTAATTTGCCCCCTTTTTATACTAAATAAACCTCATTGACTGCGTAAGCAGACAGAAAATAAAGGAGTAAGACAATGGGAACAACAACTTTTTCAGGACCGATTAAAGCGGGACCTATATCACAAACTACTGGGTCAGACTTAGGTACTAATGTAAAAAACATTGGTCAAGTCGTAATGGCTCAATCACATGCACTAAGCTTATCAGCGGGTGCTGTTGCGGCAAAAGAAACAAATGTAGTAATTCCAGCTAATTCACAAGTTATTGACATAGTTCTAGATGTAATCACTGCAGCCAGTACTGCTACTAATATAAGTATTGGTGACACTATAGGTGGAGCTACAACTTTACTTAATACTTATGATATTGGGACTACTGCTGGTAGACATTATCCAACTACCCAAGCTGGTGGAGCATTAGCATGGGAAGATATTGGAAATAAAGATTTAAAATTAACAATCACAAACTCTGCTGCAACAGGTGCAGGAGAAATTAGATTTACAGTTTTATATCAACAAAATACAAACTACACTGCATAACTGATATAAGGGAGGCTTCGGTCTCCCTATTTATAAAGGATTTAAAATGACATTTCAAACGGACGCAAACGTAACACAAATTGCAACAGGTGCTACAGGAACTGGCGCTACAGCAGATGGTCAGAACACACAGGTTACTAGAAAAAGAGTAGTCGGTGTAGTTTTAATGGCTGGTTCTGCGGCAGCTTCAGTATATGTACATAATGATAATGCAGCTTTTGGTGCAGGAACAAGAATAGTTTCTTTAAAGACAGCAGCTGAAACAAGTACATCATTTACCTTTCCAGACAATGGAGTGCTATGCGATATTAATGTATCAGCTAATGTAGCAGGTACTGGCGCAATAGCTTATTTATATTGGAATTAATATGGGTGAATTTTCTAAATACGATTTAGAAATACAAGCACTTAAAGGTGAGATAAAACTCATAGGTGAACGTATTACCACTATAAAAGATAATCATCTTCATCATATTGAAGAGAAGATAAACGGAATAACAAAAGTAATGTATACAATTGGCTTTATGGTTTTAGGTCAGTTACTGTGGGTATTAACTCGCGCATTAATGTAAGGGGGCAACTTGGCTAGTTCAGGTACACGTACGTTCAATCTAGCGATTGATGATGTAATACAAGAAGCTTACGAACGTTTAGGCGTAAGTTCAAAAGGCGGTTATGATTTAATAACTGCAAGACGATCTTTAAATCTACTTATGATAAAGTGGATTAATCAAGGTGTAAATCTTTTTACATTACATCTACATGAAGTAGCAGTTAATTCATTTAACAATACTACTTATCCAACATTTCCATTAGCAGCAAATGAATACTCAGATATTCTAACAGCGTCTGTTCGTGATACACAAGCAATTCCAGATCAAGATATTGAAATGGAAAGAATGAGTTACGCTGATTGGTTATCATATCCAAATAAATATTCTACAGGAACACCTATGAAATTTGCAGTCGATAGGAATGCAGAGTTCGATGTTAACGGAATAGCAAACCATCTGGTTTACTTATGGCCGGGCCCTAGTGTAGACAATAGATATAAAATAATTATGTGGGCTATTAAGTATGGTCAAGACATTACAGACAATTATTCACAGAACGCAGCTATACCAAAAAGAATGTTACCAGCTTTAATAAGTGGCTTAACAGTAGAACTAGCAAACAAACATCCTAAAATAGTAGACATTAACAGAAGACAAGAACTTATACAAATGTATGAAAAAGAATGGGAACTAGCTAGGGAAGAAGATAGAGAACGTGCAAGTTTTTATGTTACTCCTAAGGTTCGTGGATATGCATAATGGGCAAATACGCGAGGGGTAAACACGCAATACTAATCGACGACCGATCAGGGTTTAAGATTAGATACAAAGACGCTCGAACAGAGTGGACAGGATTTAGAGTATACAAGGGTGATTGGGAACCTAAACAACCCCAGTTAGATCCTGGAATGTATATTCGAGGTGGGGAATCTAGTGTTTTATATCAACCTAGACCTCCTCAGAATACATCTGATACTATTGTACGACTAGGTAGGTTGTATGGTAAGTGGTCAGGGCAGATGGGCACTGCATTAAATGCTAGGGGCATTCAACATCCATCGGGTGAAAATGCTGTAGGCATGCAGATGAACACAACTTTAAATAGTTTGGGTTTAAAGATTGCCGTAGTGTTACCAATACCAACAGCTGCTTGGCAACTAGTAACTAGCACATTAAATAGTGCTGGTGTAGTAATCAATGTAACTGAAGATACAACGTTACCTGCTATGCAGAGCACGTTGAATCACACTAATGTAATAGTTGCGGTAGTAGCACCAGTTACTATGTCAGCAATGACAAGTACATTAGGTACTGTTAGTACAAACCATGCAGAAGATGCAAGTCTTCCAGTCATGACTAGTACCTTAGGAGCAATACAGCTTAATAGTACAGAAGTACTTGTAGCTTCTACATTAGGAGCAATGACGGCGGTTGAAGGTAGTGCGGGATTATCTTTTGATGGTACCGAAATACCACCTGGATTAGCAGGTACGTCACAACTAGGTACTGTATTTATTAACGTACCAGGTTGGGGAACTGGCGGATGGAACGAAGGCAAATGGGGTCAATAATATGGGATTAACATACACACAATTAGTAACAGCAATTAAAGACTGGACTGAAAATGATGGTACAGAATTTACTACTAGTAATATAGACTTATGTATAGCCAATGCAGAGCTACGCATAATGAAAGAATTAGATTTAACTGCCTTTAGAAAAACAGTAACATTACCAACAGGTACTGCTTACGCAGGTATGGCAATGCCAGAAGACTTAGTAGTGTTAAGATTTTTAAGATTAAGTGGAGCAAATTCACCTGGAGGTCAAACTCAAACAGGTGATATGTTGTATTTAAAAGACGAAACCTTTATAAGAGAATATCAGAAGAGCCCTAGTACAACAGGCAATCCTGCTTATTATGCTTATCAAAGATCAGGAGCTAACTATAGTACGACAAATAGGCAAACAAATATTATATTTGCACCCACTCCAAGTGTTGACAAAACCGTTGAAATAGGTTATACTTATCATGTACCGGGACTCTCATCTTCAAATGCTAACACATATTTAGGTGACGATTGTCAGGATGTTTTATTGTACGCATGCCTTGTTGAGGCGGCTGTATTTATGAAAGATGCAGCACAATTGGGTACGTACCAATCTTTATATGAACGTGCAGTTCAAACATTAGGGGTTGAACAACAAGTAAGAATGAGGAACACCGAACTTTACAAAGGTGAACTCAGAACCCTAGGAAGACTAGAAGGAGATAGATAATGGCAGGCTTAACATCAGCATTATGTACCAGTTTTAAAGTTGAACTATTAGCAGCCGACGCAGATTTTACAAATGCAGCGGACGCTTTTAAAGTTGCATTATTTAAAGCTAACGCAAGTATCACAGGTACTTTTGGTGCAGCGACAACAAACTATTCACAAATGACTGGCTCATCAGATGAGTTAGCCAACGGAAATGGTTACACAACTACAGGTTATGCATTAACAAATGTAACACCAACATCAGGGGGCACAACTGCATTCACAAGTTTTGCAAACAACGCCGCTTGGACATCAGCAACTTTTACAACTAGAGGTTGTTTAATTTATAACACAAGTCAAGCTGGAGCAGCAGTAGCTGTAATAGATTTTGGTGCAGATTATTCTGTAGCAGGAGGTACATTTGAAATACAATGGCCAGCAGCTGACTCAAGTAATGCAATAATTCGTATTAACTAAAGGATAATTAATGGCGTCAAATTGGTCTAATTCTGAATTGATCTTGATGACAACAGGTGAGAACGATAACACCTGGGGAAATCAAACAAACAATAATTTAAATCGTATCGATGATATGGTTAACCAAATGATTGGTGTGACTTTATCTAGTACGTCATTTACATTACCTTTTACTAACGACCCTACTTCTTATACACAAGAAGCTGGACGCTGTAAGATATTAGATTTTACAGGTAATCCAGGGGGCACATGCACTGTTACATTTCCTAATAAAAAAATGTGGTATTATGTTTTAAACAATACAAGTGATAATAATACTATTATTTGTACAACAGGATCAGGCACTTCATACTCAGTATTAGCAGCCAGAGATTCTATTATATTTATTAATGGATCTAATGTTGTAGCAAATGCAATTAATGATTTGCAAGTTAATACAATTAATGGAGTTAACCCAGCAAATAACGCAACCAAAGGCTTCGCAATTGCGATGGCCGTGGCCCTCTAAAATAAGGAAATATAATGGCACAAGACTTTACAAGATACAAAGAACCAGCTGTAGGAACTAGTCCAGTAACAATACATACAGCAAACACTAACGACGTATTAGTAGGAATTTCAGTAGCAAACATACTGGGATCAACTATATTAGTAGACGTCTATTTAACTAATTCAGGAACATTTCATCTTGTTAAAAGTGCACCGATCCCAAGTGGTGGATCGTTACAGTTATTAGCAGGAGGAGCAAAAGTTGTCATGCAAAATGGTGACGCTCTTATAGTAAAATCAGATACAGCTTCATCAGCAGATGTGTGGGTATCAGCAGTCGACTCAGTAAGTTAAGGAGGATTAATTGCCATATATAGGTAATACACCAGCAGAGAAATACGCGGCGTTTAACGTCCAGCATTTCACAGTTAGTGCAACAACTTCTTATACATTAGATCGAGCTATAGCAAACGAATTAGATATTCGTTTAGTTATTAATAACGTAGTTCAACAGCCAGGTAGTTCTTATGCTTATTCAGCAGCAGGTACAACTTTAACATTAACTTCAGCGACAGTAAGTGGTGACACTATGTACGCAGTGTACATTGGTAAAGCAGTTCAAACTGTGACACCAGGTACAGGATCAGTGGGGACCACGGCTCTTGCAGATAATGCCGTAACAGAACCAAAATTAAATGTATCTAACGCACCGACAAATGGTTACGTTCTTAGCGCCCAGTCAGGTGCAGCAGGCGGACTTACATGGGCGGCAGATGCAGCAGGTACAGTTACAGGTTACACAAACGGAACAGACAATAGAGTTATAACATCAAGCGGATCAACTACAATAAATGGTGAAGCTGGTTTAATTTTTGATGGAACAAAATTAGGAATAGGAGTAACTCCTACACTAGCTTTAGATATATCTTCAACTGACCCTAGAATATATATGATTGATACAACTAGT